CGACGATGAGCGCATGATCCGTGAGGGTGCCGGTATTCGTGACGGTGCCGGATCCCGTGCTCGGCGTGACCCATGAGGGCGCGGCACTGACAGCCCCCGTGCCGGTCTGCCCGAGCACCTTGGGCGTCGCAGACGTGTTCCCCGGCAGGCGTTTCCAGCCCGTCGCGGCCCGATACAGGATGTCACCGAGAGCGAAACTCATTCGGGCAACAGGTCCAGCAAATGAGACAGCGTCCCGCCGTCCTTGATTAACTTTCCCGTGGTGCCATCAAACAGCGCAATATCGCCATCCACGGCGACAGACGGCCCGACCACATCGCCAGATCCGGCCCCAAGCCGCGAGAAATACATCGCCCACGGCTCGGTGAGGCGGCCCGTGCTTGGCGTGACGACTGGATGCGGAATCGGCGCTTGACGCACCGCCATTAGCTTGTCCCCTTCCGAAACGTGCCGTAGGCATTCACGAGATACCATGCGGTGGGATCCGAGACCGTCACCTCAAACACCAGATCGCGTCCCTGCCCGAGCCGTGTGAGAAAGCACCGCTTCTGGTATTCGCCGATCGCCCCGGCCGTCATCTGCTGTTCCGGGCCCCACGTCTGCCCGCCGTCACGACTCACGCGCACCATGACGATCGGATCCGAATACTGCGCGATGCCCGCAATATCGCCGGTCGTGCCAAGGCCAGCTTGTAGGTCGAGCTCGAAACGGTCACAGATGATGCGGAGTTTTTCTTCGTTGATGTGCGGCGAGCGTCGGAGGCGGCGGGTCGTCTGATATGGCAACGAGTTCGTCACCGTCACGATCACATCATCGCCATTGCCCACGACGATGGCCGTATTCGTGCCCCCGTTGCTGATGGAATAGGACGTGTCCCATCCACCGGCTGCCGCTTCCACGATGCTATACGTCCCCGGCGTGATGCCTGAAAAGACTTGTTCTTCGCCGTGATGCAATGAGAACGTCGCCGGCACGAGTCCTGACGCCGCCGTGAAGTTGAACACGCGCGAAGGCACCACCGGCGCCGTGGTTTTCCGCACGGTGAGCGATCCAGTCGGAATGACGGGAATGTCTCGCACGCCGAGGAACATCCGCCACTCATCGATCACGCCGACCCAATAGCCCGCATTCGGATAAAAGCCCGTCTCCACGCCCATCACCGGAGACGCATAGGGCCGATCCAATGGTCCCGTGCCGTCGAGCGTCGTGCCGAGATAGAGGTAGCCGACCTCGTGGTCGATGATGGCCGTGACGTGATACCACGTATCGTGGACGAGCGTGGTGGCCCCGTCGAAACTCTGCCCGCTCGGCGCTTGAGCGCCCGTCAGAAAGAGCTTCCCGCTCGCGTTAATCCCGAGAAAATAGCCATGCTCGGCGAAATACTGATTCGCCGTGAGACTGAGGTTGCCAGACCCAATCCCTGACGTAATCTTGAAGGTGATTTCAATCGTGACTTGCTCGTTGTCATTGTGCGGGCCAGGCCCGGCCCCGAGAAAGTCGAGCACGTCCGGCGAGGCGAAGAGGCCATTGTTGCCCGCGCCTCCCGTAAAACTCAGCCCAGAGGCCGGTCCATATTGTCCCGCCGTGGAGAATCCATCGGTGTGATCGCCTAAGCGAAAGGCACACGTATTAGCAGACCCGACCACGGAATTGACGACATTCGCCGTGGCCGCATCATCGGCGCAGTGAAACACAAACCCCGTCGCCGCGAGGATCGGCCCAGGCACGATCACGGGACTGACGAGATACGGATCAGCCCACACATCCGTCACGTTCTTGAGTGAGGACGCGACCGAGACATCGCCCCAGGCCATCCAGAACACGCCCTGCGTTTCAGGGACACCCACCCAATACTGCACATCGCCTGTGGTCAGATCGTGTTCGGCGGATGCCCCCGCGGCGGTTTCCGGTTCAAAGGGCAACAGATCGGTCAACCCCGCATCCCCGTAGAACGCGAGATCGTAATTCGTGCGGCACGCGCCGCCATTCGCAAGTGATTTCAGGCTATCCGCGAGCGCGGCAATGACCGGATCCAGGCCCGTTGAGGCCAGCGCTGGATAGGGATACAGCCCGCCATTCGGGAGGACGGACAGTTGTTGCGAGTGCGCCCACGCCATCAGGGCACCAACTGATCGGAGGCGTAGTCCAGGCTCATCTCGTAGACCACATCATTCAGCCGTGACCCGACCAGATGCCGGTTGAACACGAACGCATGGCTCGTGGCGACGTGCGGGATCCAGCGCAGCATCACATCATCCCAATGACCCCATTTCGTCCAGCCCGCTTCCGGCCCGAGGCGGATGTTGTAGAGCCACGACAGATCAAGTGACGGCACGTAGATCGCGTAGAACGGATTGCCCTCGAGCTGAAACGTCAGACCAATCGCATCGCTGAGCCGAGGCGCCGTCCCGAGCGAGTATTCGACCGCTGGCGTTGAGACCACCATCGGCACCGCGCCCACCCCTTGCCCGCGATACACGATGCCCGTGCCGTGCTCGTTGCTCCCCACCCAAAACGGCGCATTGTCGATCACTTGAACCGAATACGCCGCCGCGCAGCCGTGCTGCATCATGGAGCCGAGAATCGGCGCGAACACATCGACGCCGCCGACACCAGCCCATGCTGACGTGGTCTTGGTCCCAAAGAGCCAGATTTGCCCGTGGATCACTTTCATCGCCACGAGGTTGTCAGAGCTCAGGATGTTCTGCGCGAAGTTCAACGCGGGCCAAGTCGTGCCGTCGTTCAGATCGGACCAGCGGAGCGTCTTGGTCCCCGTGATGAGCGAGACAAAGCGATCCTCGACGTAATCGGCCATGAGCGCCTGAAAGTCGAGATTGACATCGGTAAGGCTATTCGCGAGCAGATCGAACACGTAGCCCCGATGCCCGCATTCAATAAACAACTGGCCGCCGCCCACATCCGTGCGGGTGCGCGAACCAGATCCGTTGCTGACGATGCTGGCGGGCCGGGAGGCGCTATACGCGAGGTCAGGCGAATAGGTGACGACGTTCTGCGTGCTCAGGATCTCGTTGAACTTGACGCCGCCCACGGCGAAGCATCGGCCGTCCTGCTCCCAGACGGGATGAATCGGTCCCGCACCCGTCGCGGCGTAGATGCGAATGCCAGGCGTCGGACAGAGCCACGCGGGCGCTTTCGGCGTGCCTGACCCAGACGGCGAGACACACCAGTTGATCGTCTCTTCGTTGTTGACGTTGGGGCTACGGAGCCGCCCCGACGCTCCGATAAAGCCGGGAATGATCGCCACGTCAAGGGGTCACAATCGCAATCACGATCCATTTATCGCCTGTGCTCCACACCAGCGCCGCATCCGATCCGCCGCCCGTGAGTTCCGCACCCACCGAGGGCGAGTCGGCATCCGTGACGCCACGAATCCAGCCGTCTGGATGCGTGCCGGGAAGGTTGGCGGTCGTCACCGCGCCCGCTTCCGGTCCTGTCCCGCTGATGGCCCAGACCGACCACGCCGACGTGCCATCACTGATGAGCAACACGACGGGCTGTGTCGCGATACCATCCTCGCCCGAGAGCGCGACTGCACCGGGGAGCAAGACCGCGTCATTCGCGCCATCAATGGTGTCGCTTCCGTTCGGATCGACGGCCAAGTTCACGGGACCGATGTTTTTGATGCCTAAAATGCCAGAAAAGGCCGAAGCCGCACAGAGCGAGATGCGCGCCGGATCATCCGTGCTGCCCGTGGTGTCGATCTGCACGAGACGATCATCGGGATCCACCACATAGCCCGGTGATTCACTGGTCGGCCCCACCGTTTGCAGCGTGCCGAAGTTGGTGAACGCCGTCAGGCCGATGTCTTCGATCTTGTCGCGCGTATAGAGCGTGTTGCCGTCGCTGTCCTTGACGACAAACTTGTAGCCGATCGGGCCGACGAAGATATCCGTCTCGGGATAGCCGTCCGCATCGATGTCGATGATGACTGGGTTTTCGGTGCCCTCTTGATCGCTGAACGTCGCGACGGGTGTGGACGTGCCCGCGAGAAAACTGGCGATGGTGCCTTCCGCGTTCGGCACGATGGCGCCCGTATCGGGATCGACCTTGAAAAACCGCTGCTCGATGTAGGGCAAAAATGCGTAGGGATAGGCCATCAGTTAGCCTCCAAAGATGGCCGCGCCACCACCACTCGCCGGAATCTGCTGCACGGCGCCGATGTTCTGATAGGACGAGAAGGTCTCATTTTCAAAGATGCCGGGGAAGCCATGCGTCAACGCATTGGATCCCGCCACCGGCGTCATGTCCGTCGCGCTCGTCACCACGGGATTGCTGTCCGTCTGCGGGAAGAAGGCGAAGGAGTCGCCCATGCCGACTTCGGGATTGCTCACGTTGTAGTAGTCGTTGCAGGCCCTAAAAATTAGATTCGTATTGGTCCCACTCGCGTTATTGATCCCGTTTGTGGTTGCGGTGGATCCGTTCAGCCCTGAAAAGAGACACCCGACCACCGAGGAGGACGTGGGCGTGCCGGTCCACTTGATCCCATCGACCGTCGCACCGTAGAACGTGCTGCCAAAAATCCGGCAGTTATCCGTCGAGTTCAGAATTCCCGCACCCGTGTTGGTGAGAAAGACGCATTGCTGCACCATGTATTGATTGCCGTTGCCGTTCAAGCCGCCGAGTCCCCCCGTGTCAAACACCGTGCCGAGACTCATCGTGTTCGAGGTCGTGATCAGCGAGACGCCGACCGTGGTGGCGGTGGACGGCACCTTCAAATAGCAATAGGCGAGCGTGGTGCCCACGCCGGACAACCGAAACGCCTCCGCCGCCGCATTACTGCTCGTATTCGTGACGCGAATACGCACGTAGCGATTCGGTGCGCCACTGCCTAGCCATTGAATCGACGCGAACACCCCAGTGACCGTCACACTGCTCCAAAATTGATGCGCCGCAGAGGTCGTGAGGCCGAACCCTGAATTGAAGGCCAAGACAGGCTTGGACAGACTGTTGGTGGTATCCGCATCCAGATCGCCCGGACTGGCACTATAACCACTGACCCAGAGCGGCGCTGTGGTGGCACCCGCGACGGGACTCGTCATGTTCGCGGCCATCGTATATGTCGCTTGCTTGACGTTGACCTTGGTCGAGAGCGGCACCGTGACGGCCCCGAGACCACCGGCCGTCAGCGTGGACCCGAGCGGCAAGGGCGAGGCCCACGATCCGCCAATGGTCAGGCTTGACGCATTCGCGGCCTCACTGACCGACGTATCAACCCCATACCGATGTGTGCCACTCGTGCCGACAATCGTGGTCGATGTCAAAGAGCTGACTTCAATAATGAACGTCGCGACCGTCCGCCCTGATGTGGTGTAGATCGAGACATAATCCCCGACCGACACAAAGCCATCGGTCGAAGGATTCCCACTCGCCACGGTGTAAGTGTTGGTCGAACGCACATAAGTGCCGCCCCCATAGGTGTGCGTTGGAGCCGCTGTGGTCGTGCCGGTATTGAGATCATTGGCGCCGGTTGCGGCCGGGTTGATGTAGAAATTCACGAACGTTGCGAAACCGATGGCGACTGGATACCCGTGCCACGCGTCATGCAGACAGGCCAGCAGGAACAACGCAGCGGCCACCTGTCGCCAGTGACACGAACCCGACCCATCCTCGCTCACGCCTATCGCCAGTGCCGCCCGTCGTGCCAACGCATGAACGATCCCCGCGTTGCGGTCACATACTTTCCAGATGTTCAACGCGCGCACCCCGGCCTGTAACGTGAGTTCGTAGTCGGCGATCCGCTGCTGGTCCGGCTGCTGTTCGAGTGCGACCTCGACCACCATCGGCGCCCAGAACCAGGCCAGCATCACGTAGTAGCAGAGCCACGCTGAGCCAAGTAAGTGCGTGCGGAATTTCTCGTGCGGACGAAGGCAGTAGAGGCCACGCGCCATCTCCTCGCCGTCTTCGATGGACAGGCCCATCGCGACACGCTTGACGAGGTCGACGTAGGTGTAGGAAATCGGCCGGATCACGGTCGGCACAGCCTCAGCAAATTCGCCAACGCGAAATCTTCTTCAGGCGGCACGGCCAGTGCCTCGAAGTGCTCGCGTTTCAAGCCGTATCCTCGCGCCATCTTGTTGGCCTGCTTCAATTCCTGCATCCCGCCCGAGGTAATCAGCGTCACGTTGGCCCGCGCCATCTTCAGTCGCATCGCCCGCGTAATCGGATCGCGCGGCGGCGTCGGTTGCCGTTGCCGCCGCGCCCGAGCCACCAGAGACGCCGTCGCGCTCAGGAGGCCATAGCACGCGAGCACCGATAAGGTCACGAGGATCATCCGATAGGCACCACGCCCGACTGCCCCAAGGACCGAATACACGCCTTCAGCACAATCGGCAACTGCGCGTCCGCCCGCTGCGCCGTGATCGCGTTGAACAGGAACGTGTTCCATGCCAGCACATCCGATGGCGTCAGGAAGTGCGACGGCCCATCTGAGCGCGTATCGACCCACGAGACGCCTGGATCGGTCAGTAGGGCGTAGATGTCATCGAACGCGGCCCGGTCATCCTCCATCGAGAGCAGGAGCGCACGGATCTGCTCGGCCCGCACCCGAACGCGGAGGTTGACGTAGGCTTGGATCTGCTCGGCTTGCGTCGGCGTGGTAGCCATGATGCCCTTTCTACTTCGTGACCTTGACCCAGACGATGTTGCCGGGAGTGCTGACGTTGGCCGTGACGCAGACGGGTGCAGAACTGCCCCACGCATTCACGGCCGACGCGCAGAACGTGTGTTGTCCCGCCGCCGCGATGGTGGCCGTGGTGAAGATGCAGCCCATCGGATTCGTGGCCAGGGGACAGTTCACATCATTGATCGTGGTGGCACTCACAACCACGGGCGTGCCGCCGTCCACTATCAGTATGTAATTGTCTGGGGCAGCGTGCGTCGCATCGACGACCGATGGTGTCCAGTAGGCTTTGACCGTCAAGGGAAACGTTTGGGCCAATACCACTGACCTGACCATGAACAGCGCAAGCACAAGACTGATCATTCTCATAAGGTCGTGGTCCCTGACATACTCACCGACTCGATCGTATTCGCCCCACCCGCCGCTGAGAACTCCAGCGTCATGGCCGTCGCGGCCGTGCCGACAAACCACGCGCCCGTCTTCACGAACGCCGTGACCGCTCCGGCCGTGGCCGGAATCGCAATGACCGACCGCCAGAGATACGTCGTCCCACCCGTGGCCCCATCAATCAGCGAGACGGTAATCTGATTCGCCGTGGGTGCGGTGGCTTGCGCGGCCAGCGTCACGGTAAAGCCCGTGCAGACGTTTTTGGTCGATCCTCCCGCCGAGGCTTGGGTAATCGTGGCGACGGTATTCGCGGCTGGGATGTGATGCACATACCACATCGCGTTCTTGAAACCGTCCGACTTCGAGGTGACGAGCCAGCCACCCGCCGTGATGGCGAGCTTGACGATCCCCCGCAGATACCGCTGGATCGTGCCATCGACATCCGTGATGATGGCCGCGCCTGTCGTCGCGCCTTCCACCACATTGGCGCCATCGGCCACTGTCGTGGCGACATTGCCGAGCGACGGCAAGCGCGTGACATCGACATCCAGCCCATTCGCCGTATCGCCCGTGACCGCGACAGGGCCGCCGCTCGCCGGCACCGCAATCCCGAAGATGACCTGATTCGCCGTTCCCGCGCCACTGTCGTAATCGAGGATCTGGGCGACGAGGGAAATGCACTTGCCGATGATGCCCTTGAGCAGCGCGACAACGGACCACGATCCCGTGCTATTGGTGGCGGCACTATCGGCCACCGCGCCCTGCGTGACATCGGCCCCGTCCGCAATCGTGACGGCCCCACCGCCACCGCCCCCACCACCACTTCCCCCGCCAGGCGACGACAGCACGGCGCGCACGCTGACTTGAGCCGCGCCAGAGGCATACGACGACATCCGTGCCTGCGCGAGGAGCAACCCGACCGCATTGCCCGTCCAGAGGCCCGCCGCCGTGGCCGTCGTGACGGCCGTCGTGCTCCCGACCGGCGTCACGAGGATCG